GATGAACGGATAAAAATTACGCTTTTAAGGTATGGTTTTATACCCTAATAAGCTGCCGGAAAGTGAACGGGTATGCTCCGGAATATGTAGAGTATCTTCTGAGTTTCTCTGTATTGCTCAGCTTCAGGAACCTTTACAAACTCAACTGTTTTATCATAGTTTGCTTTTACCACTTCTTCAATTTCATCCAGAGTAACATTAAAGAACTCCCTTCTTCCATTGATCATGTTAACCTTTTTGTTTTCAAAAGCATGGTGAAGTGCTGTTTCAAGAGCTGGAGCATCATCAGAAAAGATAAGAGCATGCACATCAAATTTGAACGGTACAGATGCATCACCAAGCTCATCAACTCTTTCCATCGGATCAAGTCTTCTTGTCATACCTATCTTATAGACATTCTCACCAAATGAACCAATATTTGAGATGATATATACATAGCCGGCTCTTTTGTTAGCCTGTCTATAGTCAATGTCTTCCATTGCTTTATCCAATGAAGAAAGATGACTTTCAATTTCGGCTTTCTTTTCCAGAAGAACATCTTTCTCCACATCATCACATTTTTCAAGTTGTTCATTTATTTTAGATAATGCATTTGAATAGTGCTTCTGTTCTTTTTCTATATCCTTTCGTGCTTCTTCAAGTTCTTTTTGAAGTTTAGCTTCCTCTCGCATCTGTTCTCTTATGCGCCTTTGTTCATCTTTTTCCTGCTGCTTTTTGACAGCGTACTCGTATGCAAGTTGAAGTTCTTCAATTTTAAGGTTAAGGTATGTGGTAGATAAAGAGACAGCATTTTTTGAATTCATACGATTCAAAGCATCAAATGACTTTATTATTTTATCCGTATATGCAGTAACATTGTTGAATTTTACCTTACTTATCAACATATCACATTCATCATTAAAGCACCTTAGAATCTGCTTTATATTTTGATTCGTCATAACTCGACCTTGTACTGTGCTACCATCTACAGTCCAAACTCGAGAACAAGTCGCCGCCGTTTTATTTAATATCATATTCTTCTGTTCTGTTCTAATAGCATCCAATCTATCTTTATACTCATCAGAAGTCGCAAAATCATATATAGGAGAATACATTCCAAAGTCTTGAAGAAGGATACTCTCATCAAGTTCTACTATCTGATTACGCTTTTCTTTAATACTTTCTGTAAGCCCATCTGATTCAATTTTAAGATTCTCTATTTGCAATATTAAGTTCTTCTTTTCTTCTTGAAACGAAGCCTTTTCACACGCTATTTGAGCCAATATATTATTTTTTTCTTTGTCCAAATCCGCTATCTCACTAAATCTAGACAAACTTTCACATTTCTTCTCAAATTCACATGACTTTTGTCTTTCACATTCCAAATCCTTCTGAAGAGTTTGTATCAAATCGAGCTCTTTTCTTTTGAAAATATCAAAAAAACCCATATTTTCTTTTTTGATGATTAATAAACAAAAAAGCCTAGAAATCAAGCTATAAAATGCTGGATGTCTAGGCTATAGTCGGAGCCGAAAGCGGGACTCGAACCCGCGACTTACTCATTACGAATGATTATCTAAGAATAATATAAAATCGCTGTGTATCAATTGTTTATAATTAAATTTAAGCTAAATAAGGATACTCATTAGAACATTTTTTCTACTTGAATGCCTTCCCTATCCTGTCACCGGATACCCAGCCATCGCCGAACTGGCAGTTCTTGATGTCTACAATATAGACTCCTTTTATCTCCAGTCCTTTACCTTGTGCTTCTTCCAAGTATGTACGTGCATAAGCATCAAAGTTTGCTCCAGAATAAGCGTCTACGGCAAGGATGAGAAAGTTCGCGTCGGTCAGTTCGCCTTTGTAGATTCCTATATCGGCATCCACAAGACTCTGAACGTATCTGTCGGCTTTATCCTTCTGTTCCTGGGACGGCTTGTTCCCTCCGCAGCCAAACAATGATATTGCCAGTATAGTCAGCAGTATTTTCTTCATGGATTTAGATAGTTAGTTTGTTCTTTAATTCGTTATATAAATCAGGATTTCTCATGTCCTCCCAATAATACTTCTTGTATCTGCTCCTGCTGAATCCTTCCTTACTCTCATAGACAAGAATACATTCCTTATCACACAAAACAATCACCGAAGATAGAAGTAACTTGGCATAAGAGAATGCCTGAAGAAAGGCTGATTCTATTTCATGGTTGTTCTTCATGTGGTATTTTGCTTCAATCAATACCTTTGCTTTTTCTTCTTCTGGCTTGTTGTCATAATGAAGTGCATAATCCGGGAATATACGATGTCCTCTCCCTGCATGGATTGGCAACTGACGAATGTAGTCTTTATGCTCATACCACCCCATTTCATTCAACAATGGCTCCAGTAGTTTTTTCTCTACATCTTTTTCCTCCTTAATGACTATTCCTTCCGGCAATGACGGTGCGTATATTTGTGGAAGTACAGATGTGTCAAATCCTTTTGCTTCTATCATCCTCATGAGTTCTGCATAATCCTTTCCCGTAACCGGCCATCCATTGACTCCTTGAAAATTCTTTCTGATAAGCGGATGATTTGAAAAGTATTCGTCTGCTTTCAGCTCTTTTAATGAGATATGAGGAATATCAATTTTATTGCTTACATAAGTATTGCTGTAGTAGTGGGCAAATGGGTCTATTACACCGTCAACCTGTGCTATCCACAAGCAAGTGATGGCACTTACTGGAGATGTTTCATAATGTATGAGTACATCCCCTTTCTTTGTTTCCTTATTTGATTGCCAAAATCCAACCGTCCATTCTTTCCCATATCCTTTAATTAATCCTCCGATAAACCACGCAGATGATGGTTTGGGCATTTCTGCGTTCTCTTCCTTTATCAGAAGATTGGGAGCATAATCATACATGAAAGCGCTTAGCTCATCGGGAGACAAACCGTTTTCCGTCCTGAATCGATAGAATACTTTGCACAATTCCCAATAATACATACACCTGGCTTTGTAGTCAGCTTTCTTTGGAATCGGAGGAAGTTCTATTTCAAAGTAATCAGCTAATTTTTCAAGATGGAAAAGTTCGTTGATATATAAATAGGGAAAAAAGTATTCACCAAACATATAGTTCAGTTCCATTGAAAGTAATGGAATGTAGCCAAGCATTTGGTCAAAATCTCCAATCCTTAAAACTTCTTCCGTTTCTATCATCAGCCCGGTAGATATGATTTCCTCATACAGCTTTCCGGCATCATCCAGGGATTTTAATATTGTACCTTCATATTCTGAAACTTTGTAACACCAGAAATCTTCCAGTATCCCGCAAATCATTTCAGAATTGAATCCGTCCTTAATTTTCGGGTTGTACTTCTCGAACAGACGTTCTTCCTCAATCCACTCTTTTCTGTCAGAAAAGCTGGATATGGCAGACTTCCCGTCTGGAGAGTTCTTGTACAGATTCCAAAGGTATTGATTGAATTTCATGGTTATAATCTTTTCATACAGCCAAGAACTTGATATATATGTTCTATCATATTTTTAGGAAGTTCCTGAATACCATATTCCGGAGATTTATTTGTAGGAACCAGCGTATAGCATTTCGGATCGGTTGAAGGGCCTAATCTCTTGATAGTTCGCATTCCGTTGGTTGTCACTATTGCATACACTTCACCTAATGGAAGAAAAGACTTATCTTCTATTTTCTTTAACGCAATAATATCTCCATGAGTTATCTCAGGTTCCATTGAATGACCTGTAACATTACACCAGCAAGTAGCTTCATTGTATTTCTTGAAATCTATCAAGTATTCAGGTTTTGCTGTCTGGTCATTTAAGACAATATCAAATCCTCCTATAAAATCCACATTATAATAAGGTACACCTTCAGTAAAACTTATTTGTGGTTCAGAATCTTTCTTTTTTGTGTCCTGAATAAAATCTGATACTTTGAATTTGTCTACAGATGCAACATCAAAATGCGCACATAGTTTCTTGTATTGTTCAGGTTCTAAATCTCTCATAGATTTCTCCATACCAGAAATATTGGCCTGACCACATTCAAGAATATCAGCAATATTCTTTTGCGTAAGTCCAAATGCTTGTCTGAATCCTTTTAAATCATACATATCAGTAATATTATTGAGTTATATATAAAATAAAGTTAATATCACTGATATTTTCACTGTAATATCAGTGACATATCAATAATATTAGTACATTTGCATCAGAAACGTAACACTGATACGAAACAAAGATAGTAAATTCATTTATAAAACACACGATTATGAAAAGAAATGTATTACACGAGATTATGAGCCTTGCTTGGCAGTTGGTAAAGAGAAACGGTTTCTCTATGAGTGAAGCAATGAAATGCGCCTGGGCAAACATGAAGCTGAAAGCTGCAATGAAGCAAAGAATCGTAAAGTTCTACTTCAAAAAGGTAGATGGTTCTGTTCGTGAAGCCTACGGCACGCTGAAAGAAAATCTGATACCAGCCACATCAGGTGAAAGCAGAAAGAAGAATGACACAGTAGCAATATACTTTGATACCGAAAAACAATCTTGGCGATCATTTAAAAAAGCCAACTTATTGAACATAGCATAATGGATATAAAAAGAATAGTTCTCGAATCAAACAATGAAGAAGAGACAGATTACTTCGTCTCTTCTGATGGTAGAATATTCAAAGAAATTACACCATCAAAAAATGGAAATGGCTATGCCATGGTAACGATATATAAGAATGGAATTGGCTATACAAAGAGTGTCCACCGGATTGTGGCAAAAGCATTTCTTCAAAAGGTAAAAGGAAAAGAGTATATCAATCATATCAATGGCGATAAAATGGATAATAGATTAGAAAATCTTGAATGGTGTACACCACACGAAAATACAGAACATTATCACAAGACGCTGAGAAATGGCAAACCAATGTACAATCAAAAAGCATGTTTGCAGATTATAGATGGTGAAGTTATAGCAGAATATAAGAGCTTGAATGAAGCCTCACGAAGAACAGGTGTAAGTGTTTCAAACATCTATTGCTGCTGTATCGGAAAAACGACAACGGCTGGTGGCTATCAATGGAAATATAAAATTTGACAACCTTTTAAACATCGCATGACTATGACACGCCACGAAATCGAAGAAGAACTTGACGGGCTGTACAAAGACCTGAACTTCGCCTACAACGCAGATGAAGAGACTTTATGCAGGGCTTTCAATGCTGACAGCAAGCAAGAATACATCAAAGTACTTACTGAAGAGGTGGACAAATACGAAGCCCTTCTTGAAGAATACAACCTGCCTGAAGATGATGGCATGGACTACATTAACCTTCAGTTATCACAAGGCATGGCAGTTACACGCTGGTAACTCACCTACCCTGCTGACGGACTGAACGGCAACCGATAGCGAGAATCGGGCAGGGTTCTACTTGATTGGTTCTTTGACATGATGGAAATTTAGGCTTACCGTTAAGCCTGACGTGAAACGGACGACTGAGTAGCGATAACGGCTGTGTGAAAAGAGTATGAGTAAAGGGCTGCACTAAGCAAACGCAGCATACGAATCACACAGATAACAAAAAGACACTTATACGATTGCAGGTGGCCGTAGGTCGGCTACAAAGACAATCTTCACTGATTAGACACCAGCATGAACTATATATACCCGTGGCTTACCAGACCTTTGATAAGCAGTAAGGCAACCACCGGAACGCCCACGGGAACGATATTTAATACACACGGTTATGAAAATACTACTTTTTCTCTGTGCATTGTCCGTTCTGGTAATGCACTTCAATCAAGACCTGTCTGCTATGTACTGGATAGGATTTGTCGGGTTTATAATCACTGGTTTTTCAATCGCAAACAGACTGGACAATGAACGAGCTGCAAGAAACAATAAAAAGCATCTGTGATGAATTTGCGGACATCAGTGCCATTCTGACGGCACGCTCACGGGAACTGGACAGACGGGAGCTATTTGATAAGGAGATAGAAACGGAAATAAAAAACATTAAAAAGAATAGACATGAAAACAAATGAGGAATTACAAGGTATGACGCATGATGAACTCGTGGCATACACACAGAATCTGCAACGAGAATCCGAAGAATACAAAAAATCAATGCTGTATTACATGGAAGAAGAGAAAAAGATTGAATCGAAGTTTGACAACTTCAAGAACATGGTTAAGTCATTAGCTGGCTTAGTAGATTAGTTTTTATGGTTTGAAAATGGGTAGATGCCGGGCTATGAAAGTCCGGCATTTTCATTGGCAGATAGTTCAGGCGGTAGAACACCATGTAAGGGTTAGCATGAAAGTCACGGGTTCGAGTCCCGTTCTGCCAGCAAACAATCAAATACTTAAACTATGGTTAGAGAAATTACAGTAGACGAAAACTACCAAACAGTACGTCTTTTTGACGAAATGAAGAAAGGGGACATTTACAAGGTTCCCTATGACAAGAAACGGCACAACGGAATCAAGCTGGAAGCATCACGCCGCAATCGTGACCTTCGCTTGATCGGGACACTTAAAAACAAAATGGACGTGAAATATCGGGTATCAGCAACAGAGTATCCGGGTTTCTCGGCAATTATCTGCTTAAAATAAAATGCTTATGATAAACGAAGATGTATTGAAAATAGTCTTAAACAACAAGTCTTTCGGGAAATACGAAGCAGCTTCGATAGTAGGCGGTCTCAAAAGGCTGAAAGAATTGTGCGAATCCGGAAGGATAAGATACAAGACCAAAGAAGGCGTGCCACACAGCAGATGGGCTTGTAATGCCTGGGACGTGATAAAACATGCAAAATTGATGTATTAAAACCAATTATTATGGAAGAAAAGCCAAATCTATATCAGAAGATACAGCTTGTCTCAAATGAGATAAAAAATATCGAAAAGAACCTGACCGTAGGCAAAGGTAATTATGCCTACAAGGCAGTACAGGACATTGATGTCACCTTGGAAGTGAAAGAAGCCGAGTCCAAGCATGGCCTTGTCAGTATTCCCATTAAGCAGGAACTTGTTAAATCGGAAATAATTAGAGTTGTCAAAGAAGGTGGAGGGGAATCCATCAACTATATGGACATCATAAAAATGACCCTACGCATTATCAATCTGGACAACACATCAGAATACATAGACGTGGAAAGTTTTGGGCGTGGACTTGACCCAGGCGACAAGGGATTTGGAAAGGCTTCTACTTATGCCAGAAAATACGCTTTACTTAATGCCTATAAGATTGCTACAGGTGAAGACCCTGATGAAAACAAATCCAAAGTGCAAACCCCTGCTACAGTAGATGAAGTGAAAAATATTGTCGTTGATTACATGATGACCGACAATCAGTTTGCGCAGAACATACTGTCTTATTTCAATGTAGGAAGTGCTGATGACATGACAAGCGAACAGCTTAAAATGGCATATAACAACCTCAAGAAGAAAGGAAAGATATGACAGAAACCATGTACATAGGAAGCGGTGACGTTCATGCCTTGATGAGTGGTAAGAATACGAAATCACATATCGCCCTCATGCAGCGTTTCGTCAGCGGGATAAAGCCTTATTACAATGCTTTTGCCAGCCCTATAGATGCTTTACGTACGGGAGCCATTCTTGAGAACAGGTATCTTCTCACTTTGCCTGACAACTACTTTACTCAGTATGTTGTCAGGTCAGATGAAATGAACGTGTTCAAGTGCAGCCTGGACTTTGCTTGTATCGATAAAGGAAAGTTAACTGATTTTGATGAATTAAAGACTCTTTATCTTTCAGATTACCTTGATTTTATTGAGCCTATCAAGCATGACAACAAAGCTTTAATCGAATACGTCAAGAAGAAGCATAAAGCTTATTATTATCAGGTTCAGGAACAACTCTTTTGCACTCATCTTAAAAGCTGTAACCTTGTTTTTCTGTCTGTAACAACCTACGACGACGAAGCCAACTGGCATCGTAATATCCTTCCCAATGAGTATTGTAAAATCCGTATCACTCGTGACGAACAGGCAATTGCAGAAATAAAACGACGTGGACAGATTTTCCAACAGATAAAAGATTTTTATTCAAACTAATATGGCAAATCAAATAACTGGACGGCTGGTCTATATTGGCCAGCCCCAAGAAATCCCATCCAAAAGCGGTGGCAACCCGTTTGTGAAACGTGAATTTATTCTTGATGCCACAACCTATGACCCCTATACAGGTGAACGTAGCCAGTACGAGAACATTCTACCTCTTGAAGTAAGTGGTGACAAATGTGCCGAACTTGACCAGTTCAGAACCGGTGATGTAATAACGGTTTCCTTTTCCCTCCAAGGTCGGGAATGGACAAATCAGGACGGACAACTAAAACGTATGGTGTCCATCCGCTGCTATAAACTGGAAGGCCGTCAGCCAATGCACCAGCCAGCATCCGTGCCAGCACAGCAACCGTCACCGACACAAACGCCAACCATGGCACAGGCGTTTCCACCTGATGTAGATGCGAATGGAAATCCCAAAGATGACTTACCGTTCTAGCCTATGAGCATATTCAATCTGAAGAATGAATACGATATACCCAAGTTCAAGGCTTATGTAAACAAACTGTTCCAGGAGCGGGCGGTTGTGGAAGTGAGAAAGAAGCTGCCCAACCGCACGCTCGCCCAGAACAGATACTTCTATTTGCTTCTAAATTGGTTCGCAAGTGAAACAGGTTATAGTGTAGAGGAAGTTAAAATCGATATTTTCAAGAGGTTATGTAATAGGGATATATTCGAGAAAGAAAAGACGAACAAAAAAGGAAAGATTATAAAAACTTTGAGAAGCTCGTCTGAACTGAGTACGGGAGAAATGACTCTCGCTATTGAAAGATTTCGGAATTATTCTAGTGCTAAAGCAGGAATATATTTACCAAGTCCTAACGAGAATGAGTTTCTATTACATATTCAACAAGAGATAGAAAAAGATAAAGAATTTCTAAGCTATGGGGATGGGTGAGAATTGGAAAGATATATCCGGATATGAAGGTTTATATCAAGTATCAGATATGGGACGGGTTAAATCTATATGCAGTCATGTAAGGCTTCAAAATGGCGAGTTAATGAAAAAGAAACCACATATTTTGAAACCACAAAACAGATGTGGATATAGATGCGTAAATCTATTCAAAGATGGAAGTATTCATACAGTAAACATTCATCGTTTAGTGGCTGAATCTTTCTTGCCTAATCCTCATAATTATCCAGTTGTAAATCATAAAGATGAAAACAAAACAAACAACAATGTAGGAAATCTTGAATGGTGTAGCCATGCTTACAATCTTAATTACGGTACAGCTAAAAGACGTAGAGCTATATCGCAAGGAAAGGTGGTTCTTCAATTGGATAAAAATGGAGTTTTGATAAAACGCCATTTAACATTGATGGATGCTTATAGAGATACTGGTGTAGATTACCGAAATATTTCACTTTGCTGTTATCATAAAAGAAAAACTGCTGGTGGATATTGTTGGAAGTTTGAATAATAAATTAAATCGAACGTAACAAAGAGTTTATTTGACTATGGACAAATTTTTAGGACAAGACATCCCTGAACAGGAACGATGGCAGTTCCTTCAGGACAACGCCGATGCGGTAGAGAAAATCGGATATACTCACCGATTCACCCCCGAAGAACTGGCTCAGAAGAAAGAGACTTTGGCCGAGGTATCAATCACCATCAACGATGTTGAGTTGGAGAAGAAAGAGGCTATGGAAAGCTTCAAAGAACGATTGAAGCCTTTGAATGAAGAAAAGCAGGAACTTTTGGACCACATCAAAAGAGGTTCGGAGTTCGTCGAGAATGAAGAATGTGCAAAATTCCTATACCATAAAGAAAAGATGGTAGGATTCTACAACAAGTTAGGTGAACTGGTTTATAGCCGCCCAATCATGCCACAAGAAATGCAGAAGACAGTATTTAGTATTAACCGTAAAACTGGAACAGAATCATGAGTGAAAACAAAATCAATTTGGTAGTACCGAAAGAGTACAATGGTACCCCCATCGAAGTAGTATTGAGAGAAGGTAAAGCATCCGTAGCCCTTGACCCGAAAGAACCGGAGAGAGTAGTTATCAATGGAACGATAGAAGCACCCTTCAGATGGCTGGAAAAGCGTGTCGAACTGATTAATCAGAAATCGGCCAATATCATTGTGAACCGTGATAAGATGTGTCTGGCTTTGACTATTGATGAAACCAATTATTACCAGACAGTAATTAGTGGAGTTTTACAGGCTTCAAAGGAAATGCAGGAGTTCGGTATCAATGCGGAAAGGAAATGGGAACCTATCAAATTGTCCCAGTTCTTCAAGATGCACCGTGCCTTCTTCAAGGATAAGTCTGAGAACATGATGCTGGTTTCTACTTTGAAGAATTTCAAGGCGAAAGTAAACCAGGATATAGAACGTAGTAAAGAGGAAAACGGAAACAAGACGGATAACTATTCTCAAGTGGTTGATTCCAATCTGCCAAAATCGTTCAAACTGAATATCCCTCTTTTCAAAGGTTTTGCCTGTGAAGAAATCGAAGTTGAAATCTACGCCGATGTGGACGGACGGGAAGTTTCCCTTTCTTTGGTTTCTGCCGGTGCGAATGAGGCCATTGAAGAATACAAGAATAAGGTGATTGACAAACAGGTTGAAGCAATCAAAGGTGTTGCACCTGACATCGTAATCATTGAGGTGTAACAATGAGAAAGCAAATTTATTTAATTCTGTTTCTGGTAGTCGGAGTATCTATCGGAAACAGAATATTCAATCACCTCAACGCTTGGCTGGGCGTGGTAATAATATCAGCCACAGTGATTTATTTCGTTTATAAACTAATTAAAAATTTGAAGAATGAAAAGATTGATTAATCTAATGTTGGTCTGTATGACCTTAGTGGTATTTGCTTCATGCGAAAGAGTAGCCCCTAATTATGCCGGTGTTCTAATGGAGAACTATGGGAAGCAAGGAAAAGAGGATTTTAAGGTAGTGTCCGGTAAAGTTTCCACTTGGGAATGGGGCACTGAATTGTTTCAAGTTCCATTGTTTGACCAAAGAGGGGAATTTGCTGAACCTGTCACATTGAAGGCTGCTGATAACACTGAATTTAACGCACGTCCTACTTATTCTTATAAAGTTATCAAGAATAGAGCTATAGATGTTGTATTCGATAACAAACATATAGATAAAGCTGATACAGAATCAGGAAAAGACGGGTTTATGCAAAGCCTTGAAGATAATATACTTGAACCTCGTATTTATGATTTAATCAAAGAAGAAAGCCGTAAGCACAAGACAGACAGTTTAATGGCTGACGGTGGTTCTCTTCTTTTTGAAAAGCGGTTGGAGCAGATTGTGGATAAAGAATTTGAGAAAAGAGGGCTTCAATTGCTGACTTTTTCTGCACAGCTTGAATTTTCAAAGGCTGTGCGTGAGAAGATTGATAGTCGTAATGAGGTGAATACCAATATATCTGTATTAGACCAGCAGATTGCAGAGCAGAAGAAACGCAACGAATTGGAGCAATTAAAAACAGAACAGGCTATCATTCAATCACGTGGGTTGACTAAAGAAATACTCTATAAGCAATTCATAGATAAATGGGATGGCCGTACACCACTTTATGGAATTGCCCCTGAGTTTTTAAAAATAACGAAATAGCATGAATAAACGCCCGGAAAGACGGGCATACGGGCGCAAGCACAGGACGTGCTTTAGTATGGAGTAATTGCGCAATATCTCCATACACTTGTCCCATTGAATTAGCTAATATATGAGCAAGTAAAACCGTGATGGTTGGGCGGGTTCGATTCCCGTTGCGTCCACAACCAATAATGGAATTATTATGAAAGAAGAACGGAAATTAACATTTGGGAAATACAAAGGACAAGAGATAAAGTATATCATACTTACTCATATTGGTTATATCATGTGGTGCTTTGAGAATATCAACTGGTTTAAGCTGACAGATCAAGAACAGGCTTTATATGATGCGATAGCCATAATGATTAAGAAGGAACGCTTGCCAATGACTTTTCCGGTTGAAATGATGTATAAGCATATAAAAGACAGAGAGTCATATGAAAAGTTAAATACTCCATTTACATTCAATTATGGATATATATCTTTAAGAATGTCTGAAAAGGATAATCCAATATTCAACAGTATTGAAAAATACATTACACACAAAATACGCAGAAATAGTACGAAAGAATGTTCGTCATTCGAAAGTCTTTCAGGAGATTTGACTGGTCTTTCACATAGCATGAATAAAGAAATAGAAAAAGCTCGGCTTAATGGTGAGAGTGATGAAGAAATATATGGTTATTGGGGTAGTATGAATGATTATAAGGCTTTATAAATATGTATTACATCAAGAAACCTAAAAAGAAGAAAGAAAAGCCTTTGCCGTTATTCGATAAGGCAGGTATCAAGATTAAAAAGAAGCCGGATTTAGTGGCCAAACTCGACAAAGTTTTCAGCCGCTATATCCGGCTTCGTGATTGTATGCCGAACGGGTATTTCCGTTGTATCTCATGCGCCCAGATAAAGCCATACGAACAGGCAGATTGCGGACACTTCCATTCGCGCCGCCACATGGCTACACGCTTTGACGAGGACAATGCCCACGCAGAGTGCCGGGCGTGCAACCGTTTCAGCGCAGACCATCTGATACATTACGAGAAAAACTTGAAATCAAAAATCGGTCAGCAACGCTTCGACAAGCTGGCATGGAGAGCAAGCCAGGCGAAGAAATGGACTGATTTTGAATTAATAGAACTCACCAAGTATTAC